GTTTTCCTTCTTGGCTGCCCGGATCATTCCCGCCAGCATCGAGTTTTGACCGAATAAGGTATCCTCGGAATTGTCGTTCAAAATATTGCTGGTCAGTGCCCCGGCTGTCGCCGTACCTGCGGCGGTTTTTTGCCCGATAAATAATATCTGCTGTGCCGTGTTCTGGACTGCCACGGATGCATTAACAATGCTAACTGTGGTGCGTGGCTGCGCTACAATGCTACCCATAACAATCGCTCCTTATTTCTGTTGTTTCTGTTTCGTCGATTTCTCAGGCTTTGGTACCGGTGGTGCCTGGTCCTGCACGATTTCACAGCAATTATCGGTTTCGGCATCTTTCAACCTGCGCCGCCAAAACGCCGCAAATGGTACGCCGTTGTGATCCACTGGCAAAGTCACTACTGACCCGGCCGCGAAATTCATCAGCGTTTTATTGACCTTAATTTTTACGGTTTTTGTCATGGCGTCACCTGTCTAAATATTAGCAGAAAGTCACAGCAATACATCGTCTAGGTCAATGTCCGCCGTCATTACTTCGGTTCCCACGTCCACGCCCATGGTCAGACTGATATCACGGAACGCCACATCATCATCATATCCTATGGTGTCCTCGAAGGTGATATCCGCGGTGGCCTGGAATGCGTAACTGTGGACATAAAAGGCGGCGTTATAGGCCACAAAGCCATGATCTGTAAAAACCACCGGATTCTGTGCGCCTACATTCAGGCCAGAATCGAATTTTTTCTGGATCAATGCCCGGCAAATGGGCCTGAATAAATCCTCGGCGGCGTCCCGGGCGTCACGCGCTGATACCTCGGCTGAAGTCGGTATAAATACGAATACAGTAAACGGCTGGACAATTTGCTGGCGGTATTCATGCCCGCGCTGCAGGTTGTCCACGGCATCGCTTTCGATGTGCCGACTCTTTGAAGCGATTACATCACCCAATACAACAAAGGCCCAATAGTTCCCGGTGGGCTGGGCAGTATAGGCGGCGATAAGTCTTTCCTCACTGATGGCTCCTGAAATTCGAGGTTCCAGCCTGGCGGAAATAGTGCCGGCTGCTGGTGTGTATAACGTGGTATCGGTGATTTCATACGTGAAATGGGTCGTATCCGGTACCGTGGCAACCGCCCACAGTCCGTTATATTGCTGCAGAATCGAGGCGCCATTAAGTAACAATGGGGTGCCGGTCGCGGTGACTGGTCCGGCATCTGCCATGGTAAAGGTGATAGTTTTACGGTTCTGGACCGATAGCAAGGTGAATGTGCCGTTAAATTCAGCCTCCACGGCTCCTGACAATTCGACGCTGGTATTTTCCCCCTCGGTCATGTCGTGGTTATTGTCTAGCACCAGTGTTCCCACTGTGCCTGACCGGGTTAAGCTGGCGATTGTAAGTGGCGTTTTTGCCCCCTGGATGTTAACTTGCTTTCCCACAGTCAGGCCATGTACGGCGGCTGTCTCAACCGTTACCGTTGTTCCGCTTCGGGTAAGACTTACCACGGAAATATTAGTCGTGAATTTGTCCGTGTACTGGGGCAATCTCAGTGCCAGTTGATTGATTACCGCCTCAGCCTTCATTTCGTGAATTTCCTGAATGCCTGTTCAAAGTGTTTTTCCGCGTTCCGATCGACCGCACGGATAGCATTGGCAAGCGATGGGCGGGCCGCCATTTTTCGTGTTCCGAATTCCACGTATTCCGCATATTCTGGCGCCGGCTTTAATCCCGCCCCGGCGCCGCCCACGCCGTAGCCGAATTCCATACTGTGTGCGCCGTGGACCTGCCAGCCCAGGGACCGCCTCAGTTTGCCGGTAAGGTTCGCGTGTGTTTCCCCGGGCGCTGAGGCTACATGTCGCCGCCGTCTACCGCTAGGCCCGCGCACTATGTAGGTGCGGCCGCCTTTTGGTTTGCGCAGTATTTCCTTATTTGCTGTCTGCTTCAAATCCTTGCCCAGTTCAAAAAACCCCTGACGAATACTGCGCTTTGTCCGGCTGGGCAGGTTGTCGATATGGACGTATACCCGCCTATTCCCGATATCCTCTTTAAATGAAACGCTCATGCCTGTGTTGCTCCCGCGCTGCTTAATCCCTTATCCGTGCAGGTTAATAACATAAATTCCTTCCGGCCGTCTAAATCTTCGACCTTCAAAATGTCGATTCGGCGGCTGTCAAACAGAATCCAGGTTTCCGCGGTCACTGTGGCGTCATATCGGATAACGATTTCATGGGTAATATTGATATCGGTCGACACACCATCGAACCAGGTTTTGCCGGTTACTGTGTTGATTCCCGCCCACACTTCCGCCGTGGTTGTGAATGTTTCCGTAAAATCCGGGTTGTTGAAAACCGGTTCAGTAAGAACGCGATTTTGTAAGGTTATGCGCTCGTTCATGTCGCCAAGGCTGAACTGGCGTTTTTTCCTGTACAGTTTTTTACACTCTGGCATTACTCGAATCCTATCAATGTCATGTGTGAATAAATCTGCGCTGAGCCCGTGAATGACTGTGCATAAATTACGAAAACTTCCGAATTGGTGCTGTCAATATATATTCCGTTTCGGTCGTCGTAATAACCATCACCGCGGCGCCAATTGGCGGTACCGGATATCGTGCTGGCCATTGTTGGTGATCATGCCACTACGGGCACCACCGGTGATATCAGTCCATTCTGATTCTGATAGATTTATCAGTGTGGTTTCCACGGCTAGACCCGTGAAATTCTAAATTGATCGTATATGTCATGGGCGCCGGATTTTTTGCCAGCGTCTTTTATGTCACAGTCGCCTCGATTCATGTACAGATAGGAAAGGTGCCGCTTTAGCGCGTGGCTAATTTGTGACGACGCCAAGCTGTAGGCCGCTGTTACGAAAACGATTTCTATACCGGCCTCGATATCGTCCAAGTCCTCGGGCCATGATTGATTTTCCTTCAGTAGAATAAGCGCCGCCTGTGTCGTCTTTTTCAGATAATAGACACTCGATAAAATATCAGTCAGTACACCGCTGACCGTGTATTTTATCGAGGTTATAGACGCCACCGGATTTTTGCATATTTCTATCCTGTCCGCGAAATCATCAATGGTCAGTTTCCACGCATTGGCGCGAAATTCCCGCCCGGTGTATTTCTCGCCGTATTGGGTAACAACGTCGACCAGTGAAGTAATCAATGTATCGTCGGCGGTTGTGGTCACCTTTAGATAGGTTTTAGCGTCTGCCACCGACAACGGCGAAACCGCTGGTGCGGTCAGTTCATAGAATTGGCTCACCCGTTATCGGCCTTGTCTTTGTCTTTCTGGGGTGGTGCGGCCTTGCCCTTACCGCCTTTCTTGCCCGGCTTTTTTTCTTCCAGGTTATTTTCGGCTGGCGCCGTTTCTTCCTCGTCGGTCGTTTCTTTATCCTGGTCGATTACCATTTCGCCCTTGCCGGACTCGATCACAACCATCATTAAATCGGCGGATACTTCCACGACTTCGCCCGCTTTGACTTCAATCTGTGGCATATACGGCTTATCTGCCCACCTGCCCGCACCAAAAAACTTTACTTTTGGCATATCGCCCCCTTGGTTAAATATAGCAGGGGAAAACCCCTGCTATTGGTTACATATTTCCTGCTTACTGTGCTACGGCTGCATGTTTCGGATGGCCCAGCACGGCCACGGCTGACATAAAGTTAACGCCCGTGGTTACACCGGTGGAAACGATGCTTAACCGCTGATAACGCTTTTTGCCAATGCTGCCGACTCGCTTCACGGCGTTATCGTCTGCCGCCACAAAGCCAGTCAGTGCGCCCAGTATTTCGTCGGCGGCCACCGCTGCAGCATCCGACAGGCCGCTGTCGTCGCCTTCCTCCAGTAGCAAAGCATAGGCGCCGTCTGTGATGTTGCCCGACTGGATAAGAAATTCCAGACTTTCATAACCGTTTGTGTCGATGATATTACCGACAGTGGTTGTGTTCGTGCTTATCGCCGCCGCGTTCAGTGCCACCCGGTCGTCGATATTGTTGTGTAAATCTCGTTCCATTTTAATATCCTCTTATTAAAAATGGGCAGGGCCGGGGAGGGCCCTGCTAATAGTGGGGATCAATTACGGTGCACACTTCAGCACTTTAATTGCTTCGGGTAGCGTGACCTGACCAGTGTTCCACCGGTTGATAGTGAATTCCACAATGGCTTTGCGTTTCTGCGAAACCTCGTCGCGGACAATTGATATACCGGTACGATCAATAATCGTATAGCCACGGCGAAAATCACCGAAGGCTACCGATAGGGCATTAGCGGCCAGTGCCGGCATATCGTTCGCCACCAGGTATGGGTAGCCGTTAAGTGTGTTTGCTACCGGGCCATTCATGCCGGGCTGCCACAAGAATTGACCAGTAGTAGATTTCAGGGTCCGAATAAATGCCAAGGTTGCACGACTCAGCGTGTAAACCGGGTTATAACCCACCTTCAGATCGCCGGTTAACAGGATTACATCGTCGCCGGTAATGGTGCCGGACGCGCTCGATGTGCGAGTGTTTGCCGCCACGGTGGCATTGATCAGAAAGCCTTCAGGCTGTTTAGAACCGGTACCCAGTACAAAGGCCGTGCCCTCACCGGCTGCGAATGCTTCCGCAGCATCGCCCATGATTTCCGCTTCCATATCGAAAGCGCCGTCCATGAGCATATCCTTTGTAACCGGAATAGTGACCGTCTGGCGAAAGGGTGTCAGGGTTTCGTTATCGTAAGTGCTGGTGCTATCGGCCCCGGTTTCCGCCTGGCCCTCATAACTCGCGGTTGGGATAGCGCCACGGATCGGCACCTGCAGTGACTTACTCGAAACGGTACGCACACGGGCGATGGATCGAATATTTGATACTTCGGAGATTTTCTTGGTGATGGTGTTATCCATTTCACCGATAGCGAGATAACCGCCCGATACATCATTGTCCGTGCGCAGCAAGGCTTTCATTTCCGGGTCTAAATCTTCCCGGCCGATTTTGCAAAGCATGTTGAGTGCTTTGTATTCGGGAGTATCGCGGTAGTGGGTTTTGGTTTCGGTGTGACCACGGGCAAGCTCGGCTTCCAGTGCGTCGATACGCTCTTTCAATTCCTCGCTTTGCTTGATTGCTGTTTGGTGTTCTACAACCATTTTCTGGTTCTTTTCCTCATGCTCATTCAGCACAAGTTCCAGTTTTTCGATTTTCGCAAGATCCGGGGATTTTTTTTCAAATTCAGCACGTAATTGCCCCACGGCGTCCATTACGTCATTGATATTGGGTTCGGCCATTGGTTTGGCTCCTGTGGTGGTAGATGGATAGGGGTTTTATCCGCCTGCGGCATCTCACCGAAGAACCAATGGCCTCACACCATGGGTTAACTCGACGTTAAAGCGCCTGTAATGGCGTTTAAATCATCAAGCATTTTTTGGATTGACTTAGTATTGTTCATTGTCTGGGATTCGTCAAATTTTGCGCCCATCTGACCGGCTAATAGTTTAGCCGCCGACTTAGAAAAACATCCCGACTTGCGGAGTATTCTTTCGAGGTCGCGCACATTGATATCCTTAACATCAGCAATGACGAAATATTGTTTATCATCATCCTCGAACGGACTCGGCATATCCATTTTGGCGTAATACCGTTCTATGTGTCGTATCACGCCGGGCCGGTCTGCCTCGGGTATCATCACGCCACCCCGGGCGCCGCGCATTGCCGCCGCTGCCGCTATGACGCCACGCGGTACCGCTACCAGTTTATCGTCCACCACATCGGCTATGGGCAATTTATAGGCGCCAAAATTGTCGGCGTCCTCACGGTCATACCACAGAAACGCATTTTTATAGCGGTCGCTCGGTTCCTCTGTAGCGTCCAGAAATTGGCGCACACGGGTAACGGCTGCCGCTGCGTCCCATTCGCGTTCACGATCTGCCAGGGGCAAGTCCTGAAATGGGACCACGGCCTTTATTTCGGTGACGTTCGCGGCCGGGTTCATAGGCTCATCAACAATAGACCCTTCCCATATTGTCGCCTGTGTGATGGTGCGGATATCCTTGTCGATGGTGTAATCATCCGCCGAAAAGCCGATAGAAAAATCCGTTAACACGCCCTGTTTCGCCAGACTGTAAGCCTCCCGGCCTTGCTGCACGTCCAGGTTCACTTCCGCCGTGCCGAACAATCCGGTGCGGTCCTCGATCACTGTGTTAATGGGAAAGCCGCCGATAGTCCGCCCGTGGTGATCCTTAAATCGGATTTTGCGCGCGCGGTTGCGGTGATCGATAATCGATTTTGCAAAGGCGCCCATAACAAATTGATCACGCTGCCCCCAGAAATCGCCGCGGTCCACATCCCATGTGGCGATATACCCAGAAATGAAACCTATCTCGACGCCCGCCTGGTTTTCCTGCTTTGTTTCTGTAACTCTGCCGCCTAATATTTTGCTCTCTTTTTTCATGGGTGTAATTCCTCGGCGTCGATGATTGTGCCTAATGTTGGTAATTATAGCCGTTCACGTCGATTATTGACGATATCGGATTCCTGGATTACTGAAGAACAACGGCAATTAATGACATTGCCGGCGCTGGCGCCCAGGCTGGTGTCGCCCGGCCAGCGTAGTC